CAAGCGCAGAATTGAAAAACGGTGGGGGAGTTAAAAAAACGGCTGCACCGCCGCCTCATTCGCAAGGGCAACATCAAGAGGGCAAAGCCGACCCCACCCAACCCCTAACGTTCCACCCGGAACAAGGTACCCCAACGGCAAGGACGCCGCCTCATTCACAAAGGAACCCACCGCCCTTAGAGGGCGGCGCTGAGACCCCTGCCAAGCGCTCGATTGAAGCATTGGTGGGTGAATTAAAAAAAACGATACACATCTTCGGGCCTGCGGCTGCAGGCGCTGACCTAACGATGTGTATCGAGTGTTTTACCATTCCTACCCGGTGGCAGTGCGATATTTGATTATTTGTTTTAGTTTTGCCTGCTTTATTATAGCAGGAGCAGCGCCCTTTGTCAAGAGCCGCTCAGAACGTGTCGCTGTAATCGGTAAGGGTCGTGACTATCCTGCCGTCCGCGGCACTGACGGAAAGGTCGTGTACCTCGCCGCTTATCACAAGATCGCCGCAGTCAGCGGTGAAGGGCGTAAAAAGATCCTCTCCGCTGTAGCCGACATAGCTGACGAATGATGCATCGCAGCGCCTTGCCGAGGTCGCAAGCTTCAGCCTCATGCCCTTGTCGGTCTCGACTATCCACTGGCGGTCAAAGGGATAGTAGCGCTGGCGTATTATGCCGAGCTGCTCGGCGCTCTGAGATGTCATCGTGTAGGGATAGTTACCGTCCAGATCTGCAAAGCAGACCGTGGACAGCATCGAGCGGCGGTCGGTGCTGTCGCCGCAGGTGACGACCCTGTCCGCCGGGATCGCCACGGGCTGCGCCGAAGGCTTTGTCACCCTCACCGTGTTCGTACCGTAGATAAAGGGCTGCGTGCCGTAGGCCTTCATTGAATACGCTCCGACTGCGTCCCAGATAGTCGAGCGCTCCTTAACATAGATGTAGTTCACCTGGTCGGTGCCGCTTTGATACGTTACGTTTGGTATCCGGGTGTTTATCCTTCCCAGCTTTGTAAGATCCATATCGTAGTTCATGCCCGGAACGGGCTCGTTCTGAGCCAGCATCACCGTGAATCCGCGCGAGCGGAAGTGCATCAGGGCTCTGCCGTCCTTGTATTCGCGGCGTGCGTATTCAAACACACCGTCGTGTACCAGCTTCGAGCCGATATACAGATGCACCCTTGCGATGTCCGCCGACCTGCGTGAGCAGAGCACCGCGGCGCTCATTTCCGTGCAGGGCTGATAGCGGTTCTTTGAAAAGTTCATTGATACGATCTTGCCGCAGCTGAACGAGGTCCCGTCCGTCAGCCTGAAAAGGATACTTATGCTTGGTGTAGGGTCTGTCATTTCCGTTCTCTCCTTGATCTTTCGTGTCCCCGGCTCACAGCTCCCGAAGTATTATCCTGAAGCTGCCGCACAGGCTGTCCGCAGGGCGGATAAGCTCGGCCTTCGGAACAAACAGGTTCGTTATGACCCTTCCTGCAATAGTCACCGAGCTCAGCACCGTGCCTGCACAGCTGCGGCAGAGCGAGTCGAAAAAAGCAAGATCCTGCGGCAGCACTCTGCCGGTCAGCGTGTAGACCCTGCCCCAGCCGATGATGCGCCTGTCACAGCCGCCGCCCAGCAGCGGAAGCTCTGAGACACGGGTCTCTTCGGTCACGGTGTAATCATCGGCCGTGAAGCTTCCGCTGCCAAGATCGGCCTTGACAGGAGTCTTTGCTGTTGTCTGTGTCGTCTGCACGGTCATTCCTCCTCTGTACATAGCGTCAGCAGCCTGACTGTCACCAGCCGCAGGCTCATGAGCCTTCCGAGAGCGCTGCACCTCTCGGCCTCGGCCTTTACCGAGGAAACAGCAAGGCAGCTGCCGCTGACGGCAAGGCTCCTGACGAAGCTGTCGGCGCGTGTCTCCAGCTCCGCAAGATCCCTGTAGCCGCAGCGCCTGCCGTAAAACCTGAGCGCAGCCGTGACCGTTTCCTCAACGCCCACGGTGCTGCCGTTCCGGGCGCTGATGCGCGGCTGACTCTCGGTGCTTTTAATGGCGGCGCAGCAGTACATCCTGCCGCTGTCGCGCAGCATATCTGCCTCGTGTATCCCCTCTGCAAGCACGACCCCCGAGTCCTCGGCGGCAGCCTGCAAAAGGCTTTTGATAGCGTCAGTCATTCGGCAGCGCCTCCCTCGGTGGCCTCGTCCGTCAGGGCAAAGACAAAGTCCTCGTCCGCGATGATGCCTGCAAGACCTGCAAAGGCGCTGTCGCGAAGAGCACGGGCAGCCCTGATCCTGCGGTCGGACGGCGCATCCCGTTTTACCGAGCCCAGCTCGCTCATGAAAAGCTCCTCGCGCACAGCCTCCTCGCAGAAATATCTGTAGGCGGCATCGGCTGCCGCCGCGTATTCACACGCAGCGGCCTGCCTGCCGTCCAGAGGAGCAGCTCCGGCGAGACCCGAGATCCTGAGGTATGCCGCCGCTGCAAGGTCGGCGTACTTGTCGGCCGCCTCGGCGGAGGTCATACGCGCAAACAGCGCCTTGATGTTTTCTCTGTCTATAGTTGCCATTACCGTCACTCCCTTTTCCGGATATTACTCGCCCAGAGCCAGCACCTTGACGGCGCCCTCGGTGAGCTTTGAGAAGCCGCAGATCACCGAGCAGGCGATCTCATCGTTCTGAGTAGAGATGAGCTTGTCGAAGTCAACGACAACGTCCGTGCCGTAGACCATCTCGGCCGCGCAGGAAGCGTCGATGCCGATGAGCTTGCCCTCCTCAACTGCCGAGGACTTGATGATCGTCACGCCGTAGGGGGTCTTGACCTTGCCCGAGGCCATGAAGTCGGACACGCAGTATTTCATCTCGCTGAGAGCAAGTATCTCAGCCATGAGCGCAGGGCTGCAAAGCATGACCGTCATATCGTGATCCTGCATGGAAGCCCAGAACTCCGCCAGGTCAGCGTAGGTTATGCTGCTGCCTGCGGTCGTGCTCTCGGTGACACCATCAGCAAGCTCGCTGACCGCAAGCGCGTTGACCGAGCGCGAGAGCTGTGCGCCGAGAGCCTTCAGGATAACGCCGAAGGCTTCAAGGCGCTGCTTCCTTACGGACTCGTAGCTGCACGAGAGCTTGCGCGCGAACTTGGTGAGAGCCTTTGCGCTCTGAGCCAGCTTCACGGCAGTCACGGGCAGGCTGCCGCTCTGATCGACGATGTCGCTGCCCGCTGCGGTCACGGTAAGTCCGCGGAAGTCTATCGAATCGGTATAAGAGGACGCGGCAACGATCTCGGGCAGGATAGAGGCTTCGTTCATGCCTGCCTTGATAGTCCTTCTGACATACTCGGGGAAGAGCACCGCGCTCTCGCTCGAAGCAAAGAACTTCTCGACCCTGTCGCAGTTCTCGCCCGAGACCCTGATATTGAAGCGCTTGAGCTGTCTTTCAAAGCTGTCCAGCCCTGCCAGCTCCGTGCCGGCGTAATTCTCGCTGGGATCCAGCTGCTCCAGCGCCTGAGTAAAGGTCTTTCCTGTAATAGAATAAAGTGATTTGTCAAGTTTGATGTTGTTGTACATAGTAGATCTCCTTTTTATTATAATTATTGTTGTTATGGGGATATGTCTCCCTTGGATCGCGCACCCGCGCCCGGTCAGCACCTATAACTGTCAGTGTCCTCTTTTGCTTTTGTCTTTCTCTGATGCTCTTCCTTTGGCAGACATTTTTCCAGCCTGTCACGCATCGCCAGCAGCTGCCCGAAGCTCAGACTCTCCGTCAGAGCTTTTACCGTCTCGACCGCCATCATCGGCTTTGTGATAAAGCTGAGCGAGATTATCTCCCTTCTCAGCATATCACAGATCTCCTCGTTGATCCGCTGCTGCTCTTCAAGCTTTATCTCAAGCTCCCGGCTGCTGACTTCCTTTTCGGCGCAGCGCTTGGTAACGCCTGCTCCCGGCTGTGCCGGAACAGCCACGAACGACCATTCGTAAGCATCGGTTATCCCGTCCAGTATATCGCTGCAGCAAACACCGTCGTAAACTCTCCCCTTGATGTGTCCGCACGGGTCAAAGCGCCTGCTCCTTCCGCAGACCGAGCAGCACTTCTCCGCCGCCGCGCAGGATACCGAGACCTCTTTTTTTATCCCGCCCTCGATCTCTCTGATAAGATCACTGTTGCTCTCGGTGCGCATCATGTAGGCCTTCGCAAGCAGCTGCTTGTAGGCTGCGCCAAAGCTCGTGAGCCGCTCGGGATCGGTCACTACCTCACAGTCGAAGATGCGTGCGGTCTGGTTCCCGCTCTTGGGATCGTGGTCAAAGATGCCTGTTTTTCCGACAAACAGCTCCGCCATCCGTTCAAGCGCCTTGTCCGAGAAGCGCTCGCCGTCACGGTCGGTCTCGTTGTCGCAAAGCACCACGGGAAAGGTGTAGACCTCGTCCTTTGTGACGGTTCTGCGCGTGAAGCGGTTCAGCTTAGCCAGCAGCTCGTCGGTCAGTACAAAATCATTTTCCATTTTTGTCTTCCTTTCTTTGTTCTGTTTCGATCACGGCTGCCTGGGCGTTCATCAGCCGTGCTCTCGCCAGCGCTTCCTCGTCCTGAAGATTGATATTGCCCCACTCGACACGGCAATCGTCATCAAACCCCTGCAGCCTGAGCGCGGCGCGGCCTATCTTTCTCAGCACCGGAGTCAGCAGGCGGCGGTAATACTCCAGCTCGCTGGTCAGAATGTCAGCCTGCTGCGAGCTCATACGCTCGGTGCTCTGCCAGTTGAGCCCGAGCATGAAGGGCGGTATCCCCATCTTGGCGATTATCTGCTCCAGCAGCTGACGGACAGGCACCTCGGTGTCGATCATCTTGTTGTCTGCGCCGATGACCTTTATGTCCACATCGCCTACCGCCACAAAGTCCCTGACCTGACCGGCAGCAGCGCTGTTCATGCCCTCCGACCAGGCCTTTGCGATCTCGGCGGCGCGTTCCTTGGCAAAGGCCCTGTCGGCGTCGGTGCCGGGCTTGTAGGTGACAGCGTAGCGGACGTTCCCGACCCTGTCAAAATTCTCGCCGATGCACCGGTATATCTTCCTCAGTATGTCCGCGAGGACAGGCACTCCCCGAAGCATCGAAACGCCCTCGGGGTGCCTGACAGAGGGGTTCAGCGTGGTATAAAAGCTGACCTCGTCCGGCGGCAGCCTTAGCTTTTCTCCCGTATCCGCCGAGCGGAACTCCGGCGCCAGCAGATCCTTGCCTCTGTGCACCGTGGTCTGCGTCGGGTCAGCCACGAGTATGCCCCTTATCTGCCTTCTGCTGCTGTCGATGCTTACCCCTCCGAAGGCTCTGCCGTAGGTCAGAAGGCTGTCAAGATAAAGATCGGCGAAGGTGTTGACCGAGCTTCCCGAGATGCCCACCGTCACTCTCTCGCTGAATTCGTCCAGCAGCTTCTGCGCCTGCGGCCTGTCGGCGGCGAGCCTGAAATCGTTGGTCAGCCTGATGATCTTGCCGAAGCAGGCGTCTATGATAGGAACTTTAGCCCGAAGCTCCTCATATAAGCCGCTCTCTGTCCCGAGACACTCGCCTGCCAGTCGGAACGGCACTCTTTCCGCTGCCGCACTGACCCTTTCGGCAGCAGTCTTTTTTCTGAAAAATCTCATTGCTTCTCTCCTTTTTAATTCCCCTACCAGCTTTCAATCGAGCGCTTGGCGGAGCTTTGCGAGGCCTCCCCGGAGGGGAGGCAGTTTCACTTTGTGAATGAGGCGGCGGTGCAGCCGTTAGGAGGGCTTGTTCCGGGTGGAACGTTAGGGGGCGAGTAAGATTTTGTTTGCTCTCAGACATTTTTTTATTCCCCCACTTTTTTTAATTCCCCCACCAGCTTTCAATTGAGCGCCCGGCGAAGCCTTGCGAGGCCTCCCCGGAGGGGAGGCAGTTTCACTTTGTGAATGAGGCGGCGTCCTTGCCGTCAGGGGGCCTTGTGCGCGGCTGCTCTTACCTTCTTTGCAGGGTCATCACCGCAAAGCCGCTCTCCTCTCCCGTCATGAACCTCGATACAAAATACCGGACATCGTCCATAGCGTGATCGTTCTCCTTTACGGGCGCATCTGTCCCGGAACCGCTATCCCAGCGGTAAAGCCCGAATTCCCTGATGCAGTCCTTGCAGCACGCACCTATCCTGATCTTCCCGTTCGTCAGCGCGTCGCTAACTCTCCTGATCCCCGAAAGCACATCGTTCTTCGCAGGCACTACGCGATACCTCCCATGCCGCCTTATGCACTCGATGAACGACGCCGCCGACGGGTCACAGATCACAAGGCTTATCTCCTTCCCT